GAGGGTCTTGATTCGCTCGGTCAGTGTCATGGGGGTAGGTTCACCTCCTCGGGGTTGGGGTGTCACGTCCACAGGCGCAGGGGCGGGCGGTGCTTCTACCTGCCACTCCGCCGGGTAGTCTTCCGAATTCATCACGAGCTTCCAGGGCAAGCCCTTGCACTCGGGCGCGTCCACGAAGTCCAGCCCGCGCAGGGCGGTGCGCCCGTCGTGCTGTTGGGGGTTCACGCCGATCACGCCGGAGAGGTAGGGGTAGCGCCCGGCCTGCATCCCCTGGACCGTGCTGTCGTCAAAGATACGGGCGTCGGCCTTGAGAACTGACCCGTCCAGGTAGCAGTCCTCCAGCACACCCAGCAGGTCCTTGCGCACGTCTACCCGCTCACCCGGCTTCGGGTGAAACGGGCGCACTGGGGGCTCATAGCCCAGCTCGGCCTTGGCAGCCGCGAAGTTGGCGACGATCTCCTGCAGGTGCTGGTCGTCGAAGGCCAGGCCGTGGTAGGTGCCCGGCTTGAGCACGGGCAGGCCCTTGACCGCATAGCCTCCCTCGGGGTGCGCCGAGTAGGTGACCTGGTGCTCCTGTGCCCGCAGGTCCATGAGGTACAGTTGGGTGTCAGACATGAGTCCTCCTATCCTGTCCCCCGGCTATGCGGCCCTGCGGAACTCGCTCACGAGGTCCGGCTGCCCGAACCCCTTGTACTGCGCGCCGCGGTAGAGCCCCTCGCCCGGCGCGGGCACGTTGCTGTCCCATGAGAAGCCCCGGTCGAAGGAGAAGACCGGGGCCAGGAGTGTGCGGCAAGAAAAATGGAGCGGCGGGACCGCCTTCAGGTCCTCCGCCCTCACCCTCACGCCCGCGAGACTCCGGCACAGCGGCGTGGTGCGTTCGTCCAGGGTCACGACATACTGGTAGCCGATGACCGCTTCGTCGGCCTCCATGTACGCGTAGCGCCCGGCGTTGTACAGGTTGGAGGTCTCGGTCCTGATCTGCGTCCGCACCCGCGCGAGGGGCCAGTCGCCGATGCCCTGGAGCTTGGCCTGCAGGGCCTTGTCCGTCAGCCACTCGCGCTGCGCCCCGTCAATGGCGGCCTGTACTTGGCGTTGGGTAGCCTCGGCGGCGTCCCTGATGAGCGGCAGGTGCGCGGCCACGTACCGCTCGCAGAACTCCGTCGGCACCCCGAACATGCTGTCAAACAGCGGCGTGAAGACCCGGGCCTTGTACTGCTCCCACGTCTCCCCCGGCCAGCGCTGCCACGACACGGCGCCCGGCTGCGGCTCTTCCGCCATCTGCACGGTACGCAGCGTCGGGACCGCGGCCTTCCCGCGGCGCTTGGCGATCTCCGCTTCGCGCAGAGCGCCCCAGCCGCCCAATCGCACTACGGCGTGCCCGGCCACGTCGGCGATCTCCGCCCACGCCGGGACCTCGGCCCGCCCGGTGCGTAGGGCGGCGTCCACCATGCGGCGCGTCTCCAGGTGCGCTTCCCGCCACCACCAGCGCTCCACCAGCCACGTGCGCCGCTGCGTGACCCCTGCGTGGTAGCGGGCGGGCTCGGCCCACAGGTTAGGCAGGCCGGTTAGGTCGAGCATGTCACGCCTGCCGGTGCCCCACGTAGGCCAGGTAGGGTATGCCGTAGATGTCCTGCTCGATCAGCCGCACCTCGGCCCGCGACCTGCGAATCACGTAGGGCAGGCTGGTCTGGTCGAGCAGGTTGTAGCGCGAGGTGAAGTACCACCAGTCGCGAAAGAGCCTCTGCACCGCCTGCGTGGGCCGGTAGCCGAAGGCCCCGGCGGCACAGAGGAAGTCGTCGCGGAAGGCCGCGTCGGCCTGCATCTCCGCCAGTTCCTCGTCGAGCAGCTCCCCCGCGTACCGCTCCACCAGGTAGGCATTGCCGGCTGCCAACTCGCGCTCCACGAACTCATGCTCAGCTTGGATGGACTCCCGGTGCGGGTGGCGGAAGAAGACCGCCTCCACGTCCCGGCACTGCTCCAGGAACCACACCGCGGTGTCCGGGTCGCTGACGGTGAAGCTGCTGTCCGTCCAGATGTAGCAGTCGTAGCCCGGCAGCATCTGCCAGGCGAACATCTTCGGCAACTTAGCCTGTAGACGCGGACTCATGGCCTGCGCCCGCGGCGGGAAGTTGGCGTCGGTGAAGCGGTGATAGTCGCAGGGCACCGACTGCGGGACCGGCTCTTCGTCTCGGTCAATGCCGCCCAGGTTGGCCGTGACGATCACGACACGCGGGTTAGGTGGCAGTAGCAAGCGCGATCTCCCCCAAGTCGCCTTCGCTCCAATCTACGGGCTTGCGGCACAGCAGGCAGACGTTGCCGCCCTCGGCCAGCAGCTCGCAGTCGGCGAAGATGGCCCGCAGGTCCTGCCCCGTGAAGCGCCAGTAGTCGCCGGGATGCTCGTGGCGCGGGAAGCCCGGGGGCACCGACGCGAAGAACAGTAGGCCGCCCGGCTTGCAGGCCCGCTTGAGCTGCGAGACGCAGGTGCGCCAGTCCTCGAAGTGCTCGGCGGCGTCCACGCAGACTACGGCGTCAAAGGCGCCGGCGCCGAACGTCTCCACTAGGGCCTCCGCCCGGCACACCGCGTCCACGTTCGGACCGGGGCGCATGTCCACGCCGAGGTAGGCCGCGCCGAGGCTGTCGAAGAGCGCACGCGGGTTGCCGTTCACGTCCAGGCAGCCCACGTCAGCGACACGCTTGCCCTGCCACCAGGGCCGGTTGGCGCGGTCGAGAAACCAGTCCCAGACGGCGGACCTCAAACCGGCACCGCCTCAGGCGCGGCAGGCGGCGGAGGTGGTTCCGCCCCCGCACCGTCGGCGGACACGGCGGGCAGCGCAGGCGCGGGCGGTGCCTGCTGTTCCTGCTCGGCAAAGTAGTCCTGCTCCTCCACGGCGGGCAGCATGTCCGGCACCAGCTTCTGCAGGTGCTCATAGGTGCGCCACGGCACCATCATCTGCAGCACCCCGGCGGTGTTCAGCGCCCCCAGCATCTCGGCAAAGCGCGCCTCGTCAAAGGGCAGCTCGCAGGGGAAGCGCCCGTAGTCCTGCTGGGGCCCATAATTCACATCAATCAGCGGGCGGACCACCTCGGCCATCAGGCAGGACTCGGAGAACTCCTCGGCGACGGGCAGGGCGCTCAGCTTCGCCGCGTCCGTCTGCACCGCCGACTGCGCCCGGGTGCCGAACTGGCTCTCATTCTGCACCAGGGCGGGAATGCCCAGGGCAAGGTCGTAGGCCCGGTCTACCCAGCCGATGTGCGCGGAGAACTCGTCGCCGAAGGCCGCGCCCTGCAGGACCTCCACGCGGGGCAGGCCCTTGTCGCCCCACTCGCCGGAGGGGGCCGGGCGCAGGATCACCCCGCCGCTCTGCACCTGCTTCCAGGACTCGGCGGCGACGTCCATGTAGTTGACTTCGACCTTGTCGGCATTCTGCAGGCGCGTGCCGGGGACCACTTCATAGATTTGCGGGTAGCCGCGGTACTTGGCTGCGACCTCCCAGGCCGAGGCGGTGCTCTTTTTGGCGTTGTAGAGCGGCAGCATGGCCCGGCCCAGCGGGGTTCCGTAGCCGTCCCCCTTGTCGTCAAGCGACCAGTGGATGACCTTGGCGCCGGGGATGTGGATCGCGTTGGCCTCGCCGAACTGCGCCCACTGCACGACCTCTGACGGCCGCCCGGTATCCACGTCCATGACCAGCCCGCGCACCGTCAGGCTCTCCGGCTGTACCGGGGCGAGGTTGGAGTAGACCCAGGACTCGCGCCCCTCGATGCTGGCGCTGCCCCAGACCTTCTCCGCCACGACAAAGCCGAAGATCCGCGCCCGCAGGAGGAAGCGCAGGGTCGCCGACCAGTCGCCCCGCATGTTCCGCAGGGCACTGCGGACCCAGGCTTGCAGAGCTTCGTCCTCGTGCTCATACTCGCCGATAAGGTTGATGACCAGGTTGGAGGCGAAGGACAAGGCCTGCCGGGCCGCGTAGTCGCACTCCAGCATCTCCGTGTACTGGGGCAGGTCCCCGTTGCCGGCCAGGCGCTGCCACATGGAGGCGCGGAAGGGCGGGACGGGGGTGGAGAGCTGATTGCCGCTCATCGCCATCGCCGTCTGAGTTGTGGGCTGGTCAGTTGCCATGTCAGTTGCGAGGGAGGAACCAGGTGGCGCCGGCCACGAAATCAGGTTGAGGTGCGTTCGCTACCCAGAGCGCCAGGAGTAGGCTGTCGAGCCGGTCCACATACTCCCCGCGGCGCTTCTCCCAGCGGGCCGTGTGCAGGGCGCGCAGGGTCGAGCGCCAGTTGCTTGCGCTCCAGGACGGCTACGGCGTTGGACAGCAGCACGTCTCGCGGCACTCGCTGGTGGTCATGGTCCCCGGTGACGGCGCTGCCCCCCGTGAAGGTCACGCGCCGGTGAGGACAGGAAAGGTTCTGGGCGATGCCGTAGCCGATGCCGGTGTAGTCCACCGCGAGGTCTGCCTGGTGGTCGGCATAGCGCTGCTCGATTTCCGCCTGCGCGCGCGGGCCGCTGATCTGCTCCCACGCCGCCTGCTCCAGCAGCCGCCAGGGCAGGGCGCTGGTGTCCAGGAGGGTGATAACCGTCTCGTCGCGACCCTCGCCCGCTATGTCCACGCCGCCGGCGACGCGTGAGGGGACGCGCTCTGCGGTGCTGCGCCAGAGGTCACAAGCCGCGGTGATATCCTCCGCCCGGAAGACCGCTTCACCCGAGGCCAGGAAGTCGCACTCATACTCCTGCGCGAAGTCCCGCCGAGTCATGGACTGAAGCTGCTGGTCTTTCCAGGTCTCGTCGCGCCCGGGGTAAACCCACCAGGGCAAGCGGAAGACCCGCCAGCCGCCGGGGGCTGCCGTGATCTCCCCGTCGGCGCTTAGGCGGGCGTCGTCAGCGTGACGGTGAAAGAGCGACTCGAATATGTCCCCCTGCCCGTTGGGGGTGCTGACCAGGTGGGCGTTGCCGGAGGCCGAGATCGAGGGCTGCGCCGCTCGCCACATGTCCTCCTGCCAGGGCAGGAAGGCGAACTCGTCGAAGAACAACTCCAGGCCCGTCCAGCCGCGCCCGGCGTTCGGGTTAGCCGTCTCGATGACCACCCGCCCGCCGCCGGCAACCTCGAACTCCAGTTGATTGTCGAGCGTCACCTTCGGCTTGTTGGGCCGCTCTGCCGTCTCATAGGCCAGCTTGCACATGCCCAGCAGGTGCTTGGCGTCCTTCTCGCGCTTGCTGATGGCGAGCTTCGTAGCGCCGGGGCGTTCGCAGAGCAGGTGCGCGGCGCGGATCATCGCTACCGTGCTGATACCGATCTGCCGGGCCTTGTTGACGATGACCGGGCCGCCGCGTTCCCACGCCCGCATGACCGGGACCTGGAAGGGGTGAGGCGCAAAGGGTTCGCAGGTGCCTTCGGGGAGGCGTATCTGGGGCCGGTACAGCCGACACCAGCCCACGCTATCCGTCTGGGCTCTCTCCGCCAGTCTCTGCAAGCCCGCTTCCCGCAGTGAGTTCCGCCGCGATGTCAGCGTCGGTGAGATGCTTGCCGAAGTCATGGTGTATCGCTACTTCGCCGCCGAGGGCGACGTTGGCGTCTACCTTGTCTCGGCGGCCGTAGTCCGCAGGATAGCGCCGCTCCAGCAGCCACGCCGCCGCAGGCCAGGTGCCGTCGAGCGCCGCCTTGCGTATCAGCGCAGCGCACTCGGCGATGAGGTCACCCTCCGCCTTTTTATAAGCTGCGGCAAAACCCGCGAAAGGTTCCTCGCCCTTCTCCCCTCTCACGTTCCAGTCTTGGATAGCCGCCGTGGATACTCCGGCCCTCTCAGCGGCGGCCTTCTGCGTGGCCCCGGTACGGATGGTCTCGACGATGATGCGCTGGCGCTCCGGGGTGCAGAGCGTGGGCCTGCCGCCTACGTTCGGTTGTGCGCGGTCGTCTGCCATAACGTCACCCGGCCTGCGCGAGGAGGTGGTCCCGCACATGCTCGGCTATCGCCTTCATCATCGGCGGCGGTACTGCCCGCCCGAGTCGCTCCCACTGCTGGCCGTAAGTACCCGTCAAGGCGAAGTCCGGCGGGAAGCCGCAGATGATCCGCAGTTCCTCTATCGTAAACTTGCGCTTCTGGAAGGGGTGAACTACGCTCGCCGCCGAAATGACCGTGCCCCCGGTCTGGGTTACGCACGGACAGGGCTGCGCCGGGTCCGCCTTCACCAGTGACAGGTACTTCCCGCTCTTCTGCCCTACCTTGAGCTTGTCCCATTCCCTGCCGATGGCGTAGCGGGAGATATCGGCGTCGGCTACGCAAGTCCCTAAGGAGGCCCGCCCGTTCCCGGTTGTCGGCCCTACCCCGATTGTCCGGGCGGGAACCGTTGCGGGTATCATGCCGACGCTCTGAGTAAATCCCCCGTTACTTCCTATCTGCTGGATATTCGGTAGCGCCTCCCGCAGAGGGATCGGCCCCGTCTGCGGCTTAGGGTGACTCGGCGCTACCCCCAGGTCCTTCCGCACACCGATGAAGATCGCCCGTTCCCGGTGCTGAGGTACGCCGAAGAACTGCGCGTCAAGTACCCGGCAGGAGACGGTGTAACCCGCTTGAGTCATCGCCCCGTGTATCTGCTTGAAGTACCCCTTGGCGGTCCCGGTTACCAGCCCCTTGACGTTCTCAGCGACGAAGACCTTCGGCTGCAAGCCCTCCAGCAGGCGGATGTACTCGAAGAAGAGGTCATCGGTACGCTGCTTGGTATCTGAGTAGGCCTTGACCTTCCCCCAGCCCGCTTCGCGCTTGCCCGCCGTCGAGAAGGACGCGCAGGGCGGGGAACCCTCCAGCACGTCGAGCATACCGACGGCGAGGCCCGTCTGCCGCAGGATGTCCTCCGCGGTTACCTGCCGGATGTCTCTCGTGTCAAGGTGAACGCCGGGGTGATTAGCGCGGTACGTCTCCTGCGCGGCGGGTATGAACTCGTTAGCCCAGAGCGTCTCGAAGCCCGCCCAGCGAAAGCCGAGGCAGGAACCGCCGCAGCCGGAGAAGGTCGAGACGATCCGATAGCCGTTGTGGGGGACGGCGGTTATCTCCGGCATAGTCGCCGTGACCAGTTCGCTCACTTTACCGCCACCCAACCGGCGAAGTTCATCCAGCGCCAGAAGCAGTCTACTTGGGAGAACCCGCACCGGTGCAGTAGGTCTTCATTCCACTCTGCCGTAAGCGGCACCAGGATGCCCTCCAGGGCCAGGCGCTTGCGCTCTATCTCCTCCGTGCTGTACCCGTTCGCCGCCTTCATCGCGAGGTATTCCGAGACGAAGGTATCGTCCAGGTCCGCCGTGTTGCCCAGCACCTTCTCGACCAGGAGCAGCGCGCCGCCCGGCGTAAGGTGCCGGTACGCTGCGCGGATAACGTTCTGGCGGTGCTCTATCGGGACAAACTGCAGGGTCAGTACGCAGAGGATCACGGAGGCCTCGGCAGGCGGGAAGTCCTTGCGCAGGTCCATGTCAAGAACGTCCAGGTAACCGGAGTCTATCCAACCCTTGAACCGTTCCCGCAGGACCGCCAACATCGGCGCGGAGACCTCTACCGCCACCCAGCGGTTGTACGCGCCAAACTCCTTCAGTAGCGGGGCAAGGGCTTCTCCCCGTGAAGAGCCGAGGTCTATCACCGTTGTCCCTGGCTGTACGTGTCGCTTCGCCAGGGCGGTGACGGCCTCGCGCATGACTTCGTACTGCGGGATTGAGCGCGCCAGCATGTCATCGAAGCAGCCGGTCACGGAGTCATCAAAGGCCCACTTCTCCGCCGGCAAGTGCCCAAGGCTATTCGTTGAACTCGAAGCCGCACTTGGGGCAAACATGCTCAAACTCCATTCCCTCGGGATCGTATTCCTTGAACTCCTCCGGCGGCTCTATCCTCGGCATCGTCAACTCGCGTAGCAGGTCCTCCACCCTGTCCGGCGGGAAGCTCGGCGGCCTCTCCTCCACGCTTGCCAGCAGTTCAGCCAGGGCCTCGCGGTCATCTCCCGCGCCCCAGGTGGACTCGTTGTCCTCTATCAAGATAGCTCGCGCCGTGTCGTCGTCACAGCCAACGACGGTGGCCTGTATGGTCTCTTCGCCTGCCGCCTTCGCCGCTGCCACTACACCGTGTCCAGCGATGATCCGGTTGGTGCTGGCCTGGACGATGATAGGGCGAAACTGCCCGTAACGCTCCAGTGACTCCTCCAGCCGCTCGACCTGTTCCTGCCCATGCGCCCGGTAGTTATCCGGGTGCGGCACCAGGTCTGCAACCTTGACTTCCCGTACCTCTCCGGCCTGTCTCACCCCGTCACCGCCATACCACCGTAGCCCTCCACGTACCGCCTGCGGGCCTCGTCGTCGTCGACCGCCTGGCCCCGCACTGCATGGTCGTTCTCGGGCTGCGTGGCGAGCCACTGCAGGTCCCGGCGCTGGGCCGGTGGGTAGGTCAGCAGCAGCCGGTCAAGCTGGTGCAGGTCACGCGCCCGCTTGAGCACGCCCCAGGATACCGCCCGCTCTTCACTGGTCTCGATGCTCAGGTTGCGCGGGCAGCCGAAGGACAGGCCGCCCATGCGCGGATCCACGTGGGCACCGGAGAAGACGCAGACCGTGCCGCGAGGGCCGTCGGGTTGGGCGCCGTCACAGTCAGCGCAGTGCATGTGGTCACCTGAAAGATGGGCCGGGGGCCGAGACGGAAGGCGCGAGGTAACTCAGCCCCCGGAGGGAGGCGCGCGGGTGATGAGGCCGCGCTGGGAGGGACCGACGGGACATTGGGCCGGAGTTCTCCGGCGGGCAGTCACCCGCCTGGAGCGAACGGGGTCTCCCTGGGCGGTCCCGGCGTTGGCCGGAACCGTTTCTCCCTGGCAAAGGCTGACAAGGCCAAGCCCCGCGTGCCCGGCAAAGCGAAAAGCCCCGCGTCTGCCGCGAGGCTGATTTTCAGTGGCTATGATGGTGTCCGCGAGATGTAGAGGTCTGAACCGTAGCACGTCCAGCCCGGGTTGTCAAGCCCCTCAGTAGAGCCCCAACTGGTCAGACAGGTCCCCGCGCAGGAACTGCCGGCAGAAGGCGTCCAACTCCCCGCGGTGCATCCAGAGGGCCTCCTCAGGATCCAGCTTCCCCGCGGCGAGCACCTGCTTCAGCGTCGCCGGGCGTTCCTGCCAGCCGCGACCGCAGAGGTTCCCCTCGGCCTTCAGGGCCTCGCTCAACTCCATGAGCGCGTCGAACTCGCTCCAGTCCCACTCCCGCAGGCTCCAGATGGCCTCCTCCAGCAGCGTGAGTTCCCGCTCCGGCTCCGCTGCCATCAGTGCCCGTCCTCCTTGCTGCCTTCGAGGGTCCGCTGCAGCCGGAAGGTCTGGTGCTTGGCGAAGAGTTGCCAGGCCTCATCCATCAGCTCCAGCATCCGGCGGGCGAAGAGGGACCGCTCCACCAGGTGCGTGCGTGCACCGCTCAGGGTCCAGTGGGGGCAATACTCCTCCTGGTTGGTGGAGCCCGCGTTGCCGCCCACCGCCGGCGCCAACCCCGCGAGTGAGCGCAGGTCTATCTCCTGCTCCGTCGCCTCGCAGTAGGCCACGGCGCGGACGAAGTTCGTCACGTTGAGGTCCCGCACCGGCCACCACAGGCTGCCCACCTTCACCTGCAGATCGCCGCGGTGGTGCTCGGGGTACGTCGCGTCGTGCGTCTCTTCCTGGGAGTAACGGGTGTCGTCTCCGGTTCCGGCTGCTGCGCGATCGGGCATGGGATCCTCCTGGTGCCCCGGTTGCGTTCGTGCGGTACGTCTCGCTCTTCAGTTGTCCCCGGCCCCCGCGCCTTGGTCGCGAGGGCCGGGAGGCTCATCTGCCTGAGTGGCTACCGACCGTGGACGAGACCGATCACCGTCCTTTCACTGGAGCCTGAGGCCCCGGGGTTGCCGGCCGGAAGGCCGGGTGCGACAAGCGCGGAGACCGGGCGGTCGTCCCGCACCGGGCGCGGTTGGTAGTCTCTCGCGAACTGCTTGAGGGCGCGGAGGGCGTCGCCGTAGGTCACGAGGGCACCATCCTTCGCACCTGGTCGACCGACGTGAACAGGTTCAGCTTGAGGGTCATCGCCAGTTCCAACCCGGCCTGCGCGCCGCTGCTCCGGTCGGAGCCGGGCAGCATCAGGATACCGTCGCACAGGCGCAGCCATTCCAGGTCAGTGTCCAGGTAGCGGCGGTCCTCGATCTCCGGGTAGTCCCGCTCGAAGCGGGCGGTCATAGAGTGCGGGCAGAAGGGCGTATGGCCCAACCGCAGTAGGCCAGCCATAGCGTCACGGGCCTGGCGGATGTTCGCGTCCACCTGCTCCGGCGTCGAAGCGCGGTACGGTCCAGCGATGTAGATTCTCATTCGGGCACCTCCCGGTACAGCACCAAGCACTTGCCCGCGAGGTCGGGCTCGGCGTGCAGGTAGGACTTGCCGATCGCCCGGCCCTGCCAGCGGCCATACTCGGGCTGCCAGACGGGAGCGGGGTCAGCGTCCATGATGAACGAGTACCCGGCCTGGTTGTAGCAGAGCACGAGGCCAGAGGGCTCAT